AGTACTTGACGCCTGCGTTACTGGCGTAGCCCGTGAGCGGCGACTCTACGTAGAACGGCCCCGCATCGCCCAGATCGCCCACATCCAGTTCCTCGTCGTCCAGGACGAAGCCGCCGTCTGGCGTGAAGGTCTCCAGCTTCCACATGGAGATGAAACGCACGGCCTCTCCGGTCTGCTCGACTCCAAAGGTGTACTCCAGGTCCGTGTCGAAGGCGTGCCTGGCGAAGAGCCAGCGATACGTGCCGCCCTCGTCATCACCCTCGGGGCTCGCCGTGGCCGTAATCGCCCACATCTTGATGTTTTCAGACGCATATACACTTCCATCGTCGGGATCGACGGGGTCTATTACATCAACCATCCCTGCGTCATGCTCGTAAAGCATGACTGCCGTTTCGTCCTCTTGGTCACAGTAAGACGCAAAAGGCTTCCCCTTTACGATGCACGAGCAGCTCCGATAGGAAGAAAAGGTGCTCGCAGACCCCTCATGAGGGCCAATCCACCTGAATCCGTCTGACCCATCGGGGTCGGTGTATCCCTCAAAGATCATCAGATGGTTGCATGTGTTCGGCTTTACCGTGGCCGGTATCGTTCCAGGATCGACAACCCTGTCGATGTTGTACGGCAACCAAAGCCATACCTGGTTCTTCTCGGCATAGAACACAGAGTGCGCGTCTGCGAGCATCTCCTTATTGACGCTGGGCCAGTACCCATAGTCAAGTGCTTGAGACACCTTCTTTATTCCGCCCTCGTCGGTTCCGTCCCACGTAAAGCATCCGTCCGTGCGAACCATAAACAAGTGCCCGCCAGGGATCACCTGGCTTGCTCGGTGGGCCACGCAGCCCTGCATCTTCAGCTCGGTAAGCTCGTACGGGATGGTATCGTTTCCGGTCGGCTTGATGGTCCAGATACTGTTCTTGGCATGGATCACCAGCTGCTCGCGCATCGCCGATAGGCCAAGTATGGGCTCGCCGATGTTGTAGTAGCTCGTGGCCTGGTATGTCTCGATGGCAAGCGGGTCGCTGTACCACACTCTGTTGGCGTGAGTCGTGGTGGTTTCGCCGTCAACATTGGTAACGTGGGCAAACCAAGCCCTATTGTCCCACCACGCAACAAACCTGGCGGTGTCGAAGCGGCTGTCCACGTCGCACACAGACAGGTCGTAGAGACTCGACATCTTGAATGGGGCGTGTCCGTTGCAGCCAATGATATGGCTTCGGGCTTTGCACCAGCTGTAATACTCTCCGTCCACGGGAAACGAACATCCCTCGCCAGTCCAAGCAGGCTCTCCTTCCCAGTGAACATCTTCGTCTTCTATGTCGAGGATTTCACTCCAGCCGTAGGTGTTCCACACATAGAAAGTGTCACCGCTGGCGATTAGCACGTAATCGAAGGTCTGCGTCGTATCGTAGGTCCCATCAAGCGTCAGGTTGGCTATGAGCTTGACGGGACCTTCATCATTGATGGCTGATTGGCTGACGTACCTGATGCTGGGGTCCTCGTTGCCATAGAAGTCAAGGTAGGACGCCGGCTGAAACCCAGGGCGCTTCTTGAGCTGCCCCCTGTCGCCAATGATGAAGTTGGAGCCGCCCGACAGCTCGTGTTCGTCAAGCTCTTCCGGCGGGGCGTCGTAACGCACGCCCTTGTACCACGGACCCAGCTTGAGCGACTTGGGCTTGTTCATCCCAGCGACCCATCCTCGGGAACGAAGGACACCAGTGGGCCGATGCGCGGGCCCCCGCGGCGACTCAGGCGCAGATCCTGGTACCCGGTCTGGTGGGAGTTGACGGCCAGGGCGCTCTTGATGACCCGCTCAGACTCGGCGGCGTTGACCGCGCTCGCCTCGGGGAACTGCAGTTCTTGTAGGTAGAGCTTGGAGGCTCCCAGCCACACGGAGGGCTGGAGGATCTTCGGGATGCGATACGCCGTCTGCATCTCATTGTCGTTGTCGGCAATGTCGTCGCAGATGGCGTAGTAGTCGTAGCTGATGGTGTAAACCGCGTCGGGAATGGGGTAGAGGCCCACCACCTGGTAGCCCGTAGTGGCGTGCATCCCGTTCAAATACACCAACTTGGGATAGCCGCTCTCGGAGCCGTCCGGGTCGATGCGGTTGACCTTGTCCGCAGTGACGATGGGGAGCGATCGGTTGTTGGTGGTGTCACAGAAGGCAATGGGGCGCTGCACGTAGGCGACCAGCTGGTAGGCTGCGGTGCCATTGGCCGTGCTGAGGGTGGCCGTGCGGTACAGCCACCACCAGTTGCCGCTCCCGCGCCCTTCGATGTCCCGCAGCTGGGCGTTGACATACAGCAGGGCCTGGGCCCGGTAGGTGGTAACCCGGGAGTCCAGGCCGACGCGCTGCAGGACCATGGTGACTGCTTCTGCTCCGGTCATGGACGCCTCCTAGGGCGCGATGGTCCAGGTGTCTCCGTCGTCAATGGCCGCGGGGGCCGCATCCCACTTCACCCGGATCACATCCGCCGTGCCATCTGCCCAGAGGTAGGCGTCACCCATGCGGAAGGGGTAGTCCCAGGTCCCCTTGGCCCGGAGGTGGTCGGTCTGTAACGCCGCGAACAGGCCCGCGACTGCAGTGACCCTGGTCTGCGGCTTGTCCATGGCTGGCTCACCTGGGTTTCACCATCCACTGCCAGGCCCTGAGCAGGGGTGTTCTCCGATTGTGCTCACAGACGTAGTCGCTGTCAACCCACACTCCACCAAGCCTCTGGCAGAAAAGTAGGTCCTCCCCGATCCATGCGCCAGTGGCGTCACGCCGGAACTCGAACGGGTCCGGCGGCAGGCTCTCAGCCAGCTCGCGCGTGATGAGGAAGCAGCCCATCCCGGTGGCGTCCACCCGGAACCAGCGGTCTTGCTGGATGGACTCGGGAGGAGGCGTCAGGTCCCACAGCTCCGTCGAGCCCTCGCGCTGCCGGTAGAGGTGCCAGCGGACGCCGGCCTCGGTCATGCCCAGGTAGGCGCCGCTGACCGCCTCGCGAACCGGAAGCCCATCCAGGATGCGAAGACTCCGCGGCGGCACGGTGTCGGAGTCCACCATCCACAGCACGTCATCATCGCCTGCAAGGAACTCGCGCAGGATGTCGTTGCGGGCGTTCGCCACCCCGTAGCCGTGCGCCTCGTGACGGGCGATGTCCATGTCATGGTTTTTCTGATCGCCCGCCACTTGAGCCCACAGCATCCACTCGGCCGTCGCCCCGTCGATCTGCCCCTGGCACGGCACCCTCACCATGATCCTCACGTCGTCACTCCTTGGCGGCCATCACCATGGCGTCGATGTCGGCCTGGCTGGTGCTCATGTGGTCCTCGCGGCGCATCCGCCACAGCCGCACAGCGGCGGGCCCCTTGTCGTAGATGTTGCTCGGCGGCGCCACCTCGAACCCCTCCGGGTGGACGGCGTCCCCGAAGCGCGTCACGAACATGCGGGCGTCCTGCGTGCTGCCGCGCCGGCGCTTCTTCTTGATGATCCCGGACTCCCCGATCACGTCCCGGATCATGTCCTTCTGCTCGGGCGTGGCCTGCTTCAGAATGCCCACCAGCCGGGCGACACCCTCATCGGTTGCCACTACGGGGCCGTTCATGTCATGCTCCTTCCGCAAACCGCAGGTATTGGTCTGCCTTCTCGACGATGTTCACGTTACACTTTGCCCACTCACGCGCCCACGGAGACGGCGCGTACTCCTGCATGGCCCTCTCCACGTCCTCCATGCGCCAGTCGAGCAGCCCGTATCGCCCGCTGCAGTTGCACTGGGCGACCAGGCCGATGTTCTCGGCGGTCAGCAGGCCGTCAGCCTTGAGGCCGGCGCTGCGATGGTCGAACACCACCACCGTCTTGCCGCAGGCCAGGGCCTCGTAGGCGCTGCGCCCGCAGGCGAAGACCAGGTCAGCATACCGGATCTCCCGCGCCATGTCCCACGCCGGCTTGCCCAGGTAGTGGACGCCGAAGAAGTTCAGGCCGCACCTGTGCGCGGCCGCCTCGACGATGGCTCCGGCGTCGATCCCCTTGCACATGGACAGCACCCTGGGCTCGCGGTCGTTCACGGGCCCAGGGCAGAACTCCTGCAGGTCGATGCCGTTACGGATGACCTGCATGTCGTAGCCGCGCTGGATGTGGGTGGCCCGGACCTCCTCCGAGACCCCCACGTAGTAGTCGGCCCCTGGCCCCGGGAACTCCAGGGGGTGGTGTGGCCCGTGGCTGGTGAAGACGACGGGGCCCTGGCACTTCGCCCGCACCACCGCCAGGCAGGTCCCATGGTTCACCATGCACAGGTCGTAACGCCCGAAGGGGTTGTCGATGACGGAGATGCCGGCCTCCTCCAGCTTCTCGGAGGTCATGCCGCGCATGAAGGTGAACACCTCCACGTCATGCTGGCGAGCGTGCAGTTCGCAGGCCATCGCGTAAACCCACTTCTCTGTGCCCCCGACGTGTTGCAGGTGGTGGTTCGTGATTAGGATTCTCACTTGGCCCCCTCCTCGATGAGACGCGCTTGCTCTTCCAGGTCTGCCGCGCTGAACACGGGCATGTTCGGGTCCACGATGCTGTCGGCACCGAAGGTGCGCTGTGATGCCAGTATGCTTTCGTTCAGGCGGCGGTAGAAGCTGTGATGCGCGCGCGGAATGTCGCCGTGCTCTATCCAGCCCCCGAAGTGGATGTAACGCTCAATACCGGCCTCGTCGCAGTACTGGCAGAAGTAGCTGTCGGTCGGGCTGTCGCCCCACACCTCGAAGGGATTCTTGATGCGGTCGAAGACGCTGGTCCTGACCAGGGTGAACGCCCAGGTTACCAGGTCGGCAACTTGCACCTCATCCCCGTCTCCGCGGTTGAACGGACTCAGGTTCCTCTCTCCGGCGATCAGGGACACGGAGGGGTCGCGCTTCCGCATACACATGGGGAGGTATGGGTGCTGCTTGAACGACGTAGGAAGGCCAATCACGTCCTTGCCGGCCTCCAGCAACACATCGAGCCCGTCCACCGGGAAGCCCCACTGGTCGTCCTCGGTGAACAGGATGTGGGACGCTCCGCGCTTGCGGGCCAGTTCTACTGCGGACGCCTGGACCTTGTGTAACGCACGGTACATCTGCCAGTGCAGGCGCAGGTCGTGCTTGGCCTTGTTGGCGGCGTAGAACTCAATGAAGTGAGGCAAGAACTTCGCGTGCGGCTTAATCCACGGGACGCAGACCACGATGCTCACGTTCCCCCCTTAGCTCTGAGTAGAGCCTTAACGGTGTCCCCTTCACGGAAGTGTAGTCCGTCCGAACAGCTTGCCCCGAACGGGCGCCCCACTTCTCGGAGTATTGAGGCCACTCCTGATAATACCCAACCTTCCGTTCCCAATCACCAACAGACCGGCCGAGTCCGTAGTGGCGAAGGTGACCAGCTCGCGCGTAAGGTCCGCGATGGTTCATTATGCGCTGGTCCGGCATCGTGAAGGAAAGAATTGGGCTGTTTCGGAAGATCATGGGGATCTCTCGCGGGTCTTCCGAAACCCACTGGCGCAGCCTGTAGTCTGTGTTCTCGTCTTCCGGGGTGATGTAAACGTCATACCACCAAGGCAAGATGGCGTTGACGTTAGGCATGTCGAGCGCCTTGGGGTCGAGGCCGGTCAGATGCTCGTCGGCGTCGAAGTAGGCCACCCAATCGTCCCTGGTCTCCAGGTACCGCTTTACGCTGGTTAACAGGATCTGGCGGTTGACCTGATCGGCCCGGGCCCGGTCGGGGTCGTACAGGTTGCTCTCGACGACCTCGACCACTGCAGGATGGGAGCGGCAGACATCCGCCGTCCCATCCGTGCAGCAGTCACAGTACACGTGGATTCCCTCGGTGCAGATCGGCGCCCACACGTCGAGCGTGTCGCCGATCCAGGCGACCTCGTTGCCCACCTTGGTAAACCCACGCACCCTCGCCATGCTCCGTCTCCTTCCTTACGGAGCGAGCATCAGGTAGATGGGGCAGTACTCCGTGGTGGGCACGACCTGCATGAAGTAGCCCACGACAGGCTCCGGGATCAGCTCGGTGACCTGCTCCTCGGAGTTCTTGACCCCGCCACCCATGGGCTGGATCGCGCCGTCCACGCCATCCGACCCGGTGACGATGCCGCCCAAGGTGGCCGTGCCGTCCAACAGGCAGGTGCCCTCGCCCCAGGTCTGCACCCAGCCGTAGCACAGGGTGGCCGTCATGTCTGCCATCGTCACGCCGGCCAGGATGTCGTCCGTCAGGGCGTTGTAGATGGCGACGTTCTTGAACCGGCACCCGGTGATCGCGGCACTGTCCTCGGAGTCGATGACCTCCTTGATGGGATCGTACAGATCCACCCGCAGCAGCGACGTGGCGACCGTGAAGTCGGTGCTGCGGATCTTGTACGTGTACCCCTCGCTCGACTCGTCGGTGACGTGCATGAACCCACCAGCCAGGCAGTCGTCCGAATGGGCCGTGGTGATGTTGCTGTTCTTCAGGTACAGCGTCTCCGTGCCGGCCGGGATCGCATCCCAGGCCGCCGCTGCCGCCGTCTTGAAGCAGGCGTTCATGGTTTTCACCACCTGGCTGGTGGTGTCAGCCGCGGACAGCTTGCCCTGAGAGCAGGCGCTCTTGAAGTGTGCGTACCGGAACACGCGGCCGTCCTCAAACGCGAGGCGGTAGCCGAGGGGGTAGTTCTGCGTGGAGGAGGCGTCGTGCAGACCCTGGCGAGCCTTGCCTCCGGTGATGAGGCTGATGCCCCCCACCTTGGCGGGACCGGCGGTTCCGCCGTCCCAGAAGCTGTTTCCCGGTGCCATGATGTGTTCTCCTTCGCCCTTTGGGCTGGCTCAAGGGGGCATTGGCTTGCCCCCAGGAGGGGTGCGTTACACGGTGATGGCGTGAAGGACGCCCTGTCGGGCCCGGTGGTTCGTGGTCAGCTGCGCGCCCAGCACGACGAAGGCGACCTTCGCCAGCTGGTTGGCCGGCTCGCGGTAGGGCGTCTTGGCGAAGTTCTTGCCCTCCTGGATCTTCAGCTTC